ATGACTGCTGTGTAGTTGGTATTATTAGTGTTGTTAAAGTCTAGTAGTAGCTGGTCTACATCATTAACTAAGTTTTGGGTACTTGTTATCGGCTCACCGCTTGTTATCTCCCCGCTACTGACTGACCAATCAGGCACTTCAGGGTCGATAGGTTGGACTATCGGAGTAGCATAGACTGTTCCGTCAGCGGCTGTTCTAACTGCTGAGATGCCAAACCTATAATTACTATCCATTAGGACTGAGGGTAATGTGTAGCTAGTAGCAGTTGTTGGTAGGAATATTACGTTGTCGGTGAACTCTACGGGGCGGAATGTTATAGGTGGTGGGACTGAGGCGGTGGGTGCTGTACTAGGAGGTACAAACGTATCATTTTTGAGTGCTTCACCTTTTATAAATCGTAAGCTGTCTAAGTAGTAGTTACTAGCTTGTGTAAGAGCATTTTGACTGCCTATCGTGATTTGCACCCCGATGCTTTGATAATCATTAAAAGACAAGACCTGTGAGCCATTAAAAGAAACAGTCATTAAGTCGCTTGTATCTCTAACAATCCTGATATACCCCCATGTATTTATTGCGGGGGCAGCTATTACTCTGGTCGTATTAGTGTATATTCTTATACTATTGTTCTCTATATTAATAAGTACCCCAGACATTTGTATTATATACGTTGTTTGGAATTTATACTCTTCAACGTTAATCCAAAAATCTAATGTAAAGGCTGTACCAGCAGGGGCTTGTAGTAGCGCAGAGCTAGGGGTCTGTATTCTACAACCTAAGTCGTTTGGGTTATTGATATATAAAGACGTTGTACCATACTTTACTTGGTTTGTACTGGTTGTCGGATTCCCATATAATACAGTTGCATCTAATCCATTGTTACTACTATCAGTAAACGTAGTCCCCCCATTATAGCCATCAAAGTGTAGTAATAAGCTGGTTTGCGTAGGTGGGTTTACTTCTAAGGTTGGGGCTGAGGTTGGGACTTGGTAGGTAGTTCCTGATGGTAATGTTGGGTCAAATAGTGCATAGTTTCTTGAGACTCTTATATAAGATATTTCACCTTTGAACATGATATTAAAGTTAGCATTTGCGGAGGTATATCCACCTAACTCCACTAAGTTGCTTGTGTAGTTCCAAGAGTTAGGCCAATTAGAATAAGTAATTACCCCGTCTTTCCCAGAAGCCATTTTTCCATTTTTTCTAACAGCTACTAAGTGATACCATGTTCCAGTCGTTAAAGTGCCATACTGCATTCCAAGAAAATCCGAAACACCTGTGCTACTGATATTAAAGTTGTTGCGTAATAACTTGAAGGCATATTGGTTTGTAAGTCCGTATGAATTTACTTTTATAAGACACTCAAAAGTAAAATCCCCTGTTGTCCCTATATCCATATTTGCAGGGATAGGCATGCTCGCCCATTGCTTTGTACTTGCGTCAGTTTGTACAAACTTAATTGCATCTCCAATGCCACCAGCTACTTGCGTTGGGTTGTTCCCCCCTGGCAAGCCTTGCAAGGTTAGTTGTGTATTACTAGCCTCTTCTAGTAAAAAGTTTCCACCATCAAAGTTAAGTAAAAACGGGACATAAGGAGCATTACCTACTGGCACACCACTCACACTACCTACCGCACTATCAGTCCCAATCTCATAGTAATACAAAGCAAGTTGTTGTGCAGGCAAAGTACCTTGAACATACTGTTGCCATGTAAGTGTTATATCTCGTAAGTTGTTTCCAATACCTGTAATAGCAATATCAATTGGATAAAGCCCCCAGTTACCACTAACGCCATCCCCATCAGGAGTACCCGCTTGGTAAGGTTGTGCGGCAGTTGGGTCTAGTTGGTCAACGCCAACCCCTGCCGTAGTACCTTGTACTCCAGCCGCTGTTGATAAGGGATAATACTCTGATAAGTTGCCTGACATATCCGCATGTCGTACCCAAAACCAGCCAGACAACCCTGCTGGCAGTTCATCACTTAGGTAACTATCCCCTGATACTGTCCTAGCATGGGCTGCATTGGCAAAACTACTATCAACTGTACTTAACCATATTTCAGTATGTTTATAATCTCGTTCTATTGGTAAGTTCCAGTCAATACCTATTCTTGAGCTACCATTAGTAACATTTAAATAAGTTGATGGGGACGTAGGGGTAACATCTTGTCCTGTATTGATAGTAACTACTGCTGACCACGGGCTATTAGATGTAACAAAATTAGCCCTAACCCTAATATCATACGACTTATTAGATGGTAGGTTAGGTACATTTATGTTAGTATCTGTAGTATCTAAGGTCAAATAAGTTGCTGTAGAAGACTCTTTCCATCCGACTGTATAGCTACTAACATCATCTATTGTTACTGCATTCCATGAGACAACTAGAGACCTATTAACTACACCATCTTGGTCAATTATATGCGTAACAACTGCTGATAAACCAGTAGGGGTAGATGGAGTAGGATAAACTACCAAAGCAGTATTGTCAGCAACTACTACTGTATATTCCACTGTCCAGTTAAGTTCTGTATCAGAGTAACTATCTGATATAGCTAGCCGTATATAGTACGTCCCTACATCTGCTATGGGAACAGAAGTACCTAAGAGTGCAGAAGTAGCTAGCCCTTTCCACTGCCATGTAGTTACATCTAGGTGGTTAAACCCAGAAGTTGTACTTGCAGCTACTATTAAGTTCTCGGCATCATTTACTACACTACCTGAGGTTAAGGTAAAGACTATATTACGCCCAAACCCTGTTATAGTTCCAGACGGAGAAGCGGGAGCAGGGTTAGTAACATTAAGGTCTGTAGAAGTAGGACTTAATCTATTAATAGTATCTCTAGCATGTACTTTTAACCAAAAGTTCCTAGGCAGGCTTCCAAAATTAGATAGTATCATCTCCTTGCTATATACCCCCTCGTACCCTCTATAAAAAGGTGAAGTAGTATCATGGTCATAGGGGATAGGGCTACTAGCTACAAAAGTAGTTCCATCCGCTTGGTAGGCGGAGATTATATAATCCTTTAGGTATCCTGGAAAATCTAAGTTTACAGGGTTATAAGTGAACTCTAGCGCAACTACTTTATCGTTAAAGACGCTACCTCCTCCTTGTACTTGGAAATTTATAGGAGGAGCTAAAGGGGAGTCACCATTCCCATAAACATATGTTATAGTAGTAGGATTAGAAGCATCATTATACATCCCATAGGCTGTTACTGATATTTCATAAGTACCTACTAGGATGTTTTTAGCTTCAAAGAAAGTCTCTGATATAGTATATTTTTCAGCCTTATCTCCATTAAAGCTGATAGCTACATCAAACTGTCTATGTTGTGGATTAAAGTCCCAACTTACTCTTATTAAGTTTGTTAGTATGTTGTCATCATTTAAGCTATCTTCTTGTACTATTAAGTTCTTTACTGGAGCTAATGGGCTTCTTCTTGCATAATCAGGTGGAGTTATTTGTAACCCTAGTTCTATGATGTCCCATTTATTAGGGTCATAGAAGTACCCAGCTACTTCATACAGTCCTTCTGAAGTTTCTGATATTCCTACTATTCTAAACTGCCTAGGTTCTATGATACCAACTTTGTAGATAAAGAACTCATGGTCAACATAATCCCCAACAGGCAAAGGTGTAGCAAGAGTTAATGTATCTGTTATTCCTGAGTTAGTAACTGTATTGGATGTGTCCATAGATAGGTAGTCTATGGTCATTAACCCGAAAGTATAGCCAGTTTCTGTAAGGTCTACTTGCCTGTCTAAGACTACTGTTGTCCCGCTAACAGATTTAATTCTTCCAGCAAGGTAAGTTGAATTGTTAGTAGCAATATAATCATTGTCCATAATAGAGACAACTTGCCCAACCTCTATTCCTACTATGTTAAGTCCTAAGGTAAAGGATACTAAGTCCCCTTGTGGATATAAAAGCCACTTAGCAAACCTAACAGCGTCACCCTCATCTACAACTCCTACTGCAACTTTATCTAGTACATTTAAGCCATATTTGTCTATGTTTGCCTGTTCTTCTGTGGTAGGCACTTCAGGATAGCTAATAGTTCTAGGTAAGTACCTATCTAATCTATCATTAAAGGTTACATTAACAGACGTAATCCTTTCTACTACTTCAGGACTGGAATAAGTAAACATTCCATCTATAACGTTAGCATTGGTTAGTATCTTTACAGGAGTTGTAGGTCTTTCCTGTAATAATGAGATTGTTCCATCTGCTAAAGTTATAACAACGGCTCTCATATTAGAAGCTACAGCTTGGATAACTTGCCAAGCATTGTCCCTTTGTTGTAGAACGCCGTTAAATCTATACCTAGGTGTAAATCCACCAACCCCGTCAGGTACTAGCTCATCGTTATGTACAGCCGCCTTATAGAACTCGAACTTGTCCACTTTAATAGGGGAGTTCATAAAAGTTCCTATTCCATATCTAGGATGTGTTAGTAGGTCATACAGTATCCATGCAGTATTATCAGTCCATTGTTCAGCGGCTTGAAATCCACCTAGCCATGTCCCAAAGTATTCTCTAGTCGAGGGATTGTAGTTATCTGGAATTCTTACAGTTCTCCCAGTTACAAAGTACCCTCTAGCTGGAATTTGATTACCTACTACTCTAGCAGGCACAGATAAGCCTATTAAAGCTATATCATCGTAGCTATAAGCAGTAGAAGGGATAAATAACTCAACCCATCTTGAAAAGGTAAACATAGACCTTTTCTTACTATCAGGGTCGTCTGGCGAGATTCGTGTTATTACAAATTGCCATTTAGTCGCACCATCAGGCTTAGGTACACGGTAGTTTACCTCATAAGCACTAACAGATTTTCCTTTCAATGTAGGGATTGGGGCTTGTAGTGGTTGCAAAGTCCCCAATGTTGGGGTAAGTTGACGTACCTCTATCTTAAAGTCTACTTCATATCCTGTTAAATTCCCATTATCCAAGTAAGTTGATAACCCTTGAGGGAATGATAGAGTAACCATGACTGCATGAATGTTATTACCTATAACATCCTGCGTTACTGGAGAGGCTTGAGTTACAGAAGTGCCTGAGGGAAAGGTAGTAGCTATTTCGTCAAAGCCTTCAATAGGTGTTTGACTTGGGAGTCCATATCTTTGTTCGACAGTAACACCAGAATAGTTATCTGTTCCGTCTGTATTAGTAACACGGACTTGGTTTAAATAAACACTTTGGCTTCCGTTTTCTAGTCCTACTATCTGCCCTTCTGAGATAATCTCTAGTACATTAACAACGGCCTCTGAACGTAGAGTGTTTACGTCTTCTATAGGGGCTGCAGCACCTTTACCACTACCACCATTATGGACTTTAAGCCAAAAGTTATTACTCCCCACTAAGTAAGTATGGTACTTTTCTACTTCGAAGTTATATACTATTAAATCACTAGGTAAAAGATGCTTATGGGTTATCTCTATTGATACAATAGTAGCTATTTCACCATTATCTCCTTGAAGTTCATCACCTATTACAAAGTATCTAGCCTCTAAATGTTCATTAGTAGCTATGTCGTATAGTGCATGGTTAGCAGTAACAGTAGGTAGGGTATAGATACTATCTTTTACTCTTACTTTAAAGGAGTATAAGTCATCAATTTCTTCAATAGTATGGGTATAGGTTTCTTCTACAGTAGAAGTTGTTATATTACCGTCCCTTCCATAGCAATGAACTATGTCCCCTATAACAATATCTTGTATTAATTTATAACCAGAAGTGGTCTTAACTTTAGTATCTTTAAGGAAACATCCACTTCCTTCTATTACTACAAGGTCTTTTTTATATAGTTTATCGTACATATTAGGCTTTCTCTAGTAGTTCAATAGAACGAAGGCGGAACTTCATGTTAAGGCGGGTATTGTTATTATGTGCTAATGTGATATTTATAGGGTTTCCTACAACGCCAGTAGTAAATTCAACGACCAAGGCTATTACTTTGTCGTTAGGGTTTGACCCTGTGTAAGCAGTCCCGTGAGTATAAGTTCCTTCGGTTATGCTTAATGTTACAGGGGCTTGATAGGTTGTACGTATTATAAACTCCGAAAAGGTTTCTACAAAAGCAGTTACTCTATACTTTGTATTGTCTTTAATCACAGAAGATATATCCGCAACTATATTACTAATGAGTATAGAAACGTCATCAGTAGTTTTAGTTACATCAATATATCCATTAGCATAAAGAAGTGTAACATTAGTAGGTATCCATTGGTTGGTATCCTGCCATAAGTTAGCCACCGCTGGAGGCAGTTCGTTATTTATCATACCTAACTCTTCAGTAACTAAGTTAGCTGATATTACCGTACTCCCTGCCATGTGCTTCCCATATATAATAGGAATAGCTCCTCCTTGTTCTACTACATTAACTACACCATTATATAAGAAACTAGGGGCGCGGTCTACCTCGGCACTTTTATAGTTAAGGTCTGGCGCATTAGTAAGACTTATAATGGTAGATGCTACTAGAGCTGCCCCAAAGACTAATGAGGTGGTACTAATAGTTAAAATAGGAGCAGTAGCCCCTGCAACAGTAAATGATAGTCCCCCAGCTAGTGAAAATCCAGTAGATAAAGTTCCTGATACGGCACTACCTATAATAGCCCCAATAGTAGAGAATATCTCTTCGCCTTCTATAATAGGGACTACATGGTAATTATCTTCATATACTATAACAGTATGTTCAGTTGCTAAGAACAAGTCTCTAAACTTATCACCGAACATGCAATTAAGCCCTTTGATTGCTTCATTAGCATCATCGACTATTAACTCAATGGGGTTACTTTCTAGTTCTTTTAGTTTTCCATATAATATAACACTCATAATCTATAAGCCGTCATTATTTGTCTATCCCATTTACTTATTCTGTCTTTGCATGACCCACGTTTATCTAAGTGATGGATGAATTCATTCTCTCCAGTTACTACCCCTAAGTGACAAACTATTCCTAGTATACTGAAGACTAGAATATCCCCTATTTCTAAGCTACCCAACCCTACATTAGATAAACCTTGATTATCTAAGTTATCTTTCATATAGTCTTTATTCCAATCTATCCAGTTAGTTGGCCTAGGGAGCAAACCTAGTCTATAATCATACTCTTTTATATAGTAGTCTCTTACTAAAGTTAAACAGTCATAGACACAAGGTATATAAGGCCGTCCAAGGTAGTCTGGTATTTCACTATCATCATTAAACCAAAGAATATCAGAACACTCAGTTTCTATACAATGAAGTATCCCTTGTGGTTTATTAGTAGCTTCTGCCAATTGCATGTCCTTCATACTAGGACATCTAGGGTCAATCCCTGTATTAACATTGCTAGTATGGGAATGTATGATAGCTTCTATATTATCAAGGTCAAGCGATACAGAATCTTCCATCTTAAATGATTCAACAGGGCTAGCATGGACATTTTCTTTTTGTATAGCTATTCCGTTTTTAACTATGAAGCAGGCTTCTTGAGGATAACTTTCTAAACACCCTTTCTTTACTTCATCTAAGTTCTCTATAAACATCTTAACTCCTAAGTCTTATTCTACTAACTCCTGGAAAGTCTTTCTTAAGTACTTGTCTTCTAGGGAGTTTTAAGTTAGGTCTATCCAATGAATATCCTAATTCATATTGCATAATGTCCCTATTATGAACGACCCTACGTACTATTGTCAACACATCCTTAGAAATAACAGAAGAAGTATTAGGTTCTATACCATTGTCAGCATAACGGTGGAAAGTCTTAATACGTTCTACTAATGCCCCAGTTAGGTCTCCATAACTAATAAGTGCTATCTGAAATACCTTTGCTACATTACTAACGGTAATAGTAGGCCTAGCTAATGGGGTAGCATCCCCGCTTCTTGACAAGCTCTCAAACTTAAAAGGAAAAGGGTTATAGCTATTCCCTCCCCATAGTAGGGTATTAGTTCCTAGTTCCATAGGAGTTAAATAAAGTATGTCAGTTCCTCCTATCACTGTTGTATCGAACTTAAACAGTTCTATTACCGTATCAGGAAGTAGCTTATTTCCTTCTTTAGTTATCATGGATTGTACCCCTTAACTGAAAACTTTATAGACCAAGTATCATCCCCTAGTTGAGTCCTAGTGAATGTCCCTATTTCCATTCTCACTAACGAAGGAGCTGTATCACTAGGCAAGGTTACCTCAAACATTTCACTATGCCCTCTATCATACAAGAATGTCTGTAACGTGCCAGCATCTATAGTAGATAAAGGAGCTAAAGTTAGACTAGCTATGATAGATATAGGTATTAGACTTGTTGATACGACTTGTGAGTATCCATCCCCAAAGTTATAGGTGATGGCATTATCTTTGGTAGTTTGTAATACAGGAGAGAGTATCTTGTTTTGAAAAGGTAAAGGGAGAGCCATAATATATACCTATAAATAAATACAGTATATAGTATATATTATGGATAGTCAACCTACGCCAACGCATTCCCGACGTTAGTTGGATTAAATAATCCGCCTGGTCTTACTGATTGTTTCAATGTCTTAGTAGATATAGCTTGCATTTCTTTCTTCACTACTTTCCCTATTAAATCAGCTTGGTCAAAGGCAGTCATACCAGCTTTTTCTACTATACTAACAGATAAAGACCCTATAGATGCTACGGCATTATTAGTGGCAGGGGCTAGACTACTAAGAGACAAAGAAGAAGGAGTTAATAGCCCAGCATTAGGGTCTCCTCCGAATAAAGAAGTTTTATCTACATTAGTAAAGCCACCAGTAGATGGAGTAGCCAAGTTAAATAATCCACCTATGATAGAAGTAGCTAGTTGTTGTGCCGCTATCTTAGCTAAGTCATTTACTACTGATATAGCAAAGTCTCTCATAGCTTCTTTAGCAGTCTTAGCACCAGTTATAAAGTCACCGAACGCATTCGATAAAGAGTCTATTAAAGTCCCTCTAATTATAGTAGCAGCTTCATCAGCAGTAGCTTTCATTACTTCAAGTTCTCTTGAGATTTCTTGTATCTTCCTTTTAGTATCCTCAGACCTATCAAGTCCCCCTAAAGAGTTCTGTAATTGTACTAACTCAGTTTCTAAAGCTAAGATACTGTTACTCCTTAATCTCTTAGTAGCTTCAATCCTTTCTATTTCACCTATATATCTATTATTTACTGCAACATCCAATAGTGCAACGTCCTGT